TTTCAAACCCAAACCAACTTTCAGTTCCATGAAAATCAGAATCAACTGTCATTTTGATTTCACTATTATAGAATGAAAATACTAAACCATCATCATCATCTGTTATAATATCAATATCATAATTTCTCTTTAACGCATCTAATAATTCTTTTCGAAATTCATCATAGATATTACTTAATGGATCTTCCCAATAAATCATAGTACCAGAAACATTTTGTTTAATAAGAATATTACCATTTTCTTCAAAATTAAACAAATCGTTAAAAGTCATGATAATATCTTCAATATGCACAGAAGTCATAGTATTTTTGGTGACGTTCGCTCTCTTTAGCTACTAATGAAAGAAAAATTTAAAATTAAAAATCATTTTTTAATAATTTTAAAGAAAAATAGTACAAATATAAAATTGTATTAATTTTAAGAAAAAATACTAAAAATTGATTTAATATTATAAATATATTTTTGGCCATCATCAAAAAATGGAACATATTGAAAGTGAACTTTCTCTTCTTAAGAACAAACTTGCAGATTTGATTAGTGAAAATAAGATTCTTGAAGGTAAAATTGAACTTGAAAATCTTAAAAAAGCAATTAAAGATGAAGAACTTAAGAATGTTAAGTTGAATGAAGAGTTAATTGAAAAAAAATATAGTTCTGAAATTGCACCTTTAGGATTCATGCCTGCTCATGAAGGAAAAGATAAACATTCACTAAATCTTATGAATGGATTATCTATTCGACATGTTTATAAAAGATTAGATAGTGAATGGATTGGTGTTTGTGATGGGAAAAAAATTGTATATAATGATATACAATATACACCTTCAGGATTTGAAATTGCACATTTAAAAGCAGTTGCATCTGAATATAGAAAAACGTTTTCAGGTAATGGTTGGAAAAATTGTGAGGTATATTATAATAATAGGTGGATTAAATTGGATGATTTTAGGAAAAGGATACTTATGGTATAAGCAAACAATTAAAGAAAAAGTCAAAAATATATTTTTTGGCTTTTAATATAATTATTATGAATATAAATATTAATAAATAATGATAATACCTTTTATAATATCAATAATATGGGGTTTAATACCTATAATAATAAAATTATATATGCATGAATTAACATCAGAATTTATATTTTTATGTTCTAGTATAGTTTTTTTTATAGGAGCATTTTTATATACATTTTTTTTTAAATATGATGAATTAATAGAAGGATATAAAAAGGCAAATATAAAAGTAATTATAATATTAATAATAACATTTCTATTTGGTTCTGTATTAGCAAATATATTATATTTAAAATATTTAAAACATACTAATTCTAATATTATGTTAATAATAGTAGGATTAGCTCCTGCGATTACAATTATAGCTGCATATTTTTTATTAGAAGAACAATTGACATATATTCAAGTTTTAGGAACATTAATAATATTAATTGGATTAGTAATTATATTATATAAATAGATATATAAAAAATGATTTTTTATAATTATATTTTAAGATATAATTAATATGACAGAATTAGAAATTACTAAAATAATTGATACTTTTAATGATTTATTTTTAGTAAATGATGAAACAAATGAAATAACAATAAAAAAAATAGTTGGAAATAGTTCAATAATGTATAAAGATGATATATTATTTAATGAAAAAATATTAGAAAAATTAAAATTAATTCATAATATTGAAATAATTAATAAAAATGAAAATGGTGTTTTATTTTCATTTCATAATTGTAATATTATTATGAATTTATATAATAATTATTATAAATTTGAAATACAATCATATGAATATGATTCAGACACAGATGAATAAATGTAAATGACAAAAATAACTTTGTCATTTTTTCTTTTATTAATTATTTAATTTTTTTCCTCTTCATTTTCATCTTTATCATCATCTTCATTATCAATAACAGGTGGTTTCCATGTTGCTTTATCTTCAGCCCACATTTCTGCAACTTTTTTCATCATATCTTTAGGAGCAATTTTTACTTCATTTTTTGCATTTTCTTCTTTCAATTTTGCATATGTAATGGAGAAATATTGATTATATAATGTTGGAGCTCTTTTTGGTTTATCATCATCTTTTGCCTTTGGTTCTTTCTTTGTCTTAGGTTTATCATCAACTTTTGCCTTTGACTCTTTTTTAACCTTTGATTTTTCATCAACATCTTGACTTTTTTTTCTTCCACCACCACGAGGAGGACGAATATTCTTAATTTGTTCAGTAATAAATGGACCTATTTTTCTTGCTATTTCTGCTGATGAAAATTTATTACCATTTGCAAGATCTTCTAAACCAACAGTTAAAAGACGATCAAGTTCATTAAGAATATTTGTTTTAATCTCATCAAGTGTTGCATGTTCAATAAGAGCCATTGAAATGATGTGACGTTCACTTTTTATTTAAACGTAAAAATAAATAAAAAATAAAAATCATTTTTTTTAAAGATAAATAAAAAAATAATACAATATAATTATTTATTTTTTTTTTGATAAATCTAATCTTGATTTAATACTTCTAGAGGGAGGTTCTTTAGCTTGTTCTAATTCTCTTTTACGTTTTGTTTGTAATTCTAATGGTTTTTCTGGTTCTTTTAATTTAAGTGTTAATTTTTTAGGTAAACTTTTAGTTTGATGTGGTGGTGTTATTTCTGAACCATGTTCTAATATTGAAGCTAATCTTATATTTGGTAATGATTTTCTTAAATCATCAGATAAATATTTATCTGGTAATTCTGATTTAGATTTTGATAAAGATTCTCTTAAATCAGGAGTAATTGGTCTTGAATTAGGAGGTGTTATTCCTAATCTTGATGAAATAGGTGGTGTAATAGGTCTATGAACAGGTGTTAATGGTCTTGTAGTGGATAATAGGTGTGGTGATGTAGAATCTTCTCTATCAGTTCTTGATCTACTTCTAAAAAATATATCTCTTCTATCAGAAATGGTAATATTAGTTCTTATATCATTAATAGAAATTCTTGGCAATTCTCTACAAAATTCTAAAGATTCAATTAATAATTCCATTCTACTTTTAAAAACAATAAATGAGCCAGGTTCATTTATAATTATTTCATTCCAATCATGATTAAAATGTCTAAAATCATCCCATTTATGATTATATGATGTAGTATCCTTAAATAAACAACTATAAACATTTTTTGCAAATTCTAATAAATCATTAAACATAAAATCAATACGTGGATTTTGTGTATTATATATATATAATTTTTTTGTTGAAGAATATTTAGATGGAACAAAAGTAATATGAACTGGAGCATTTTCAAAACAACTTATGTGAATTAATTCATTTTTTTCTCCATGAATAGTACCATTAATTTTAAATATAAATAATTTAGAACCTTCTCTACCATCACTACATTTTCCAATAATATCAATATTATCATTAATTTCAATTTTTTCAGTATGATGATGTTCTCTATTACGATTAATATAATCACACATAGTATTAATAAAAACACTAATATGTCTAAATTCTATGCTATTCATATTTCTTACTGCTAAATCATGAGTAGCTTTTAATAAATCAAAATTAGTACCACCATATTTTTTTTTAATAGTTATTTTTTTAATATTATTTTTTAATTTATTAATACGTTCAGTAAGTTTATTTTTTTTAATTTTATTAGTTGTTAATTTTTTTTCTTGAATTAATTCTTTAATTTTATTTTTAATTTTAGTTTTTCTTTCTTGTTCTTTTAATTTTGCATTAATTTTTTTCTTTTTTTCTTGTTCTTTTAATTTAGGATTAATCTTTTTATTAATTTTTTTCTTTTTTTCTTGTTCTTTTAATTTAGGATTAATCTTTTTATTAATTTTTTTCTTTTTTTCTTGTTCTTTTAATTTAGGATTAATCTTTTTATTATTCATTAATATCTATTTTAAATAAATAAATTAAATAAAAATAAGTGAAAATAAATAAATTTAAATAAATGTTAAGATATTACTTTTTTTATATATAACTTCTTTATCTTTATTTTCAAATCTTGCAAGAGTAAATAAATAATCACTTAATCTATTAATAAATATTAAACAGTTATCATCAATATGATTATATAATTTACGAGCTTCTACCATTTTTCTTTCACATCTTCTTGCAATAGCTCTAGATAAATGAATATTACCATTAGGAAGAATAAAATTGGATAATTTAGGTAAATCATTAGTCATATCATCAATTTCTTTTTCTAAAATTTTAATAAATTCTTGATTAATATCAAAATTAAATTTTTTTTTAGGATTTGCAATAATAGTACCTAAATCAAATAACCAAATTTGAAGATCTTCTAATTTTCTATTACTTTCAATAATACCTATAAAACTATTTAATTCATCCATATCACCTAATAAATCAATTAATATTGATGATTTTGATACTCTACTCATATCAAATAATGCAGTTGTACCATTATCGCCAGTTTTTGTATAAATCTTCATTTATCATTATAAATTATATATATATTCTTATATAATTTTATATTTTTAACCAATAAAGATCATATTAACACCTAAAGCAACTAAACCTGCCATAATTTGAGCTAATACATATAAAATAAGAACATCAGCTTTAATATTACCTTTTGCAAACATCATAACAGAAACAGCAGGATTAAAATGACCACCAGATACTGAACTACCAAAATAAATAGCTGCTAATAGACCAACAGCGACAGCGATGGGACCAAAAGATGCATTAGAAACAGCATTTAAAATAACAGAGAAGAAGAAGAAGGTTCCTAAGAACTCAGCTAATACTGCCTTAAATAATACCATTATTATATTAATCTATTTTATAATAATAAAATATTTATTTTTGAGATAAATATTTAGGAAAATTTGGATATCTACTTAAACATTTCATATATAAATTTAAATCATCACCAACTAATCCTTCTTTATCTTTATTATTAAGATAATTTTTATTACAATCCATATATAAAATACATTCATCTGAATGTTTATTTTTATCATTACATACACACCATGCATATGAAGGATTATTTACTTTTTCATAATCATATAAAAATGCATCTTTTTGTGGATGAGGCATAGATGAATGAGAAGTACAAATATTATTAGGAGTTTTATTATTAATTTCAGTAATTTTTTGTTCTAAAAAATCTAATTTTTCTTTAATAGGTTTAATTTGTTCATCTTTAATAGTTACAGGAGGTATAGTTGGTTTAGGTAATAATAATAATTTTTCAATTTCTTTTTTTTTCTTAATTAATTGTTCTTCATATTTTTTTAATTTATCGGCTATTATAATATTATTTTCCATAACTTTTAATATCATAGTAATATTTGCATTATTAGTATATCTACTAATATTCATATTATTTATATCGGAAACTAATTTAATTTTTTCTTTTTTTTTGTTTTCTAATTCACTATTAATATTAAAAAGTTGTGTTTGTAAGGATTGTAAAATATCTTGATTATTTTTTGTATTTTTTCTGATTATATCATTTTCTTTTTTTAAATTACTCATTAGACTTAATTGAGAAGCAATTCCTAATTGTGGATTAATAGATAAAGGATTATAATAATTAGAATTATTAGAATTAGAATAATAATTAAAATCATTATTATTATTAAATTCATTAGTGGAAGGTATTAAAGAATGAGTATTAGCTAATATATAATCCATATAAATAGCTTCAGGTTCAGGAATAGGAGGTCTAGTAGAATAATTATTTAAATCTAAAGGATTATATTTAGGAGGTTCTGTAGAATTAATTTCAAATTTTTCAAAACATTTATAAATAAAATTATAATAAAATATGAATAATAATATAAGAAAGATAAAAAGTATAATAAATAATGTTATAAATTCAAAATCATACATTTTCTATAAATAATTATTTTAATAATAATCTGGAAGCTTTTTCATTATTAATTTTTATTCTTAAATTTTCATTTTTAATTCTTTCTAATCGTGCATGTTCTTCTTCTTCTTCTTTTTTTTTCTTTTGTTCTAAATATCTAAGTTCTTTATCACTTAAACTTTTTTTAGTTTTATTATCTCTAAATACTTGATATTCTTCAACTGAACTAAAATCTTTATGTTTTTTAATAGAAGCTTCATCAATTAATCTAGTATTTGAATATGCTTTTTTATAATCAGTATAAACTAAAGAATTTTTACTATCTTTTTCTACACTACTACTATAATCATCAGGTCTTTTACCACCTATTTCAGTATAATTCATTTTTTTAGCTAATATCATAGGTTCAGGATCTTTATATTTAATAATTTCTTTAGGTCCAGCATTTGCAACAGGAACATGTTTATTAAAAATAGAATTAAATGTATTAGTATCAAATTTATTTTCTTTATATATTTTTTCATTATTTAGATCTTCTCTATTTTTAGAACTTTTATCCATAATATCACCATAACCGAAATCAAATTCTTCATTATCCATTTTACACATATTAAAGGTTCTATTAAATCTTTCATTAAAATTAGTATCAGTAGATATATTATTATTATTATTTCTTATTTCTTCATTATCTTTATCATTAGAATAATATTCTTCAACTTGTTTTTTTAAATCAATAAAAGTTTTATCACTTTGTTTTGCTTTAAATTCATATGCAAGTTTTTTAAAACAATCAGTAACAAAATTAAAAACAATTTGATTACCACCATTTTTATCTGGATGAGTTAAAAGAGCAGTATATTTATATGCATCTTTTAATTCTTCAAAGGTATAATTTTTTCTAACTTCAAGAACTTCATAAGGATCAAGTAATTCAAAATTAATTTTAGAAAAATCAAAATTTTTATTATGTTTAATAACATTATAATATTCATGATATGTATATTTTCGGGAAGAAGAATTACCCATATTATTTTTAATTATTATTTTTTTTGTTACTAAAAATACATATAAAAATAAAATTTATATTATAATAATAAATGCAAATATTCGTTAAAACTTTAACAGGTAAAACTATTACTTTAGAAGTTGAATCAAGTGATACTATTGATATGATTAAAAGTAAAATTCAAGATAAAGAAGGTATTCCACCAGATCAACAAAGATTAATTTTTGCAGGAAAACAATTAGAAGATGGTAGAACATTAGCAGATTATAATATTCAAAAGGAATCAACACTTCATTTAGTTTTAAGATTAAGAGGTGGAATTTAGTTATTTTTATAAATATTAATTTACATTATTAATATTTAAATAATTATCCTTATTGATGGTAGAGATATATAATAATTATGGATTTTTTATTAAATGAAATACCTTCAATGGATAATATTTATAAATCTAATTATTATAATACATCAAAAGATTATGAAAAAAATTTAGCAATTAATTCTTTTAAAAAAGCTGAATCTCCATTTAAAACTGGTGTAGTTCCTAGACCTGCATATAGTTCTATGTTTATGGATACAACTGAATATGATAATACAAATAATAATAAAATTAAAAGTTTAAGTGGTAAAGATATTCCTTTAGAAAATTTTACTCATGGAAATATGCAACATTTTCTTAAAAAAGGTGTTACACAAAATCTTAATTTAGATAATTCTCAAGGTTTCTCTCAAAAATTTGGTTATAATGATTATAAAACTAAAAAAACAGAAGTTGAAAATTTCTTTCAACCCACTAGTGATACAGCATTAATTATAGGTATGAATAATACTAGTCAATTTTTAAAAGATAGAACTAATATTACTGATATTCAAAATAATTATAATCCTATTCAATCTGTTAGAGTTGCTCCTGGATTAAATCAAGGTTATACTTCTCAAGGTAGTGGTGGATTTCATCAAGCTGATACTCTTTTATATGCAAAACCTAAAGATAAAGATGAATTAAGACCTAAATCAGATCAAAGAAATACTATATTTGAAATACCTATTCAAGCACCTATGAAAGGTATTGTTGATAAAAGAGCAGAAGTTGTACCATTAGCTAAAAATAGACCAGAAAGAGCATATAATCAAACTGAAGATAATTGGTTTAAAGGTGCATCTTATTTAAAAAAGGATAGTGAAAGACCGATAGAAAATCTTAAAGATACATCAAGAATAGGTACACATATTAATTATTATGGTTCTGGAAAAAATCAAATAGAACAATTTAATAATGATGATAATTATGGTAAAAATTCTATATTAGTTTATGATACTGAAAAACATGAAATTTCTAAAAAAGAAACACCTATTGCAAATATTACATCTGTATTTAGAGCAATGGTTGCTCCTGTTACAGATGCACTTAAAATAACATTTAAAGAATATTTTATAGATAATCCTCGTATATATGGAAATGCAGTTCCTCAAGCTCCTGAAAAGGGTACAACATATGATCCAACATCTCATATATTAAAAACTACAGTAAAAGAAACTACATCACATGATAGTGAAAAATTAAATTTAAGTGGAGCTAAAGAAACTTATTCAGGTTTATATGATAATGCTAAAAATACTACTAAAGAAACTATTTTATGTGATAGTGAAAAATTAAATTTAAGTGGAGCTGAAGAAACTTATTCAGCTTTATATGATAAAAATAAAACTACTATTAAAGAAACTTCATTATTTGAAAGTGAAAAATTAAATTTAAATGGTGAAGAAGGTACTTATTCAGGTTTATATGATGAAGCTAAAAATACTACTAAAGAAACTCTTTTATGTGATAGTGAAAAATTAAATTTAAGTGGAGCTGAAGAAACTTATTCTGGGTTATATGATGATACTAGAACAACTGTTAAAGAAACTACAATTCATGATGGTGAAAATTTAAATTTAAGTGGACCAAGTGAAGGATATTCAGCATCATATGATGATGCAAAAACAACAATAAAGGAAACATTAATTCATGATAATTATGAAGGTAATATTAGAGTTAAAGATATAGGTTATTATAAAAATGGAACAAAAACAAGAACAACTAATAGACAAACATTACCAGAATATGATACAGTTAGAAATATAAATAAAACCACATATTATTCTACATATACATATGATCCAAAAATAATTGCCAAAAAAACGGTAAAAGAAACTACAATTGATAATAATAATTCTCAATTTGGATATATATCAGGAATTATAACATCATTATTTGGAGGTTATTTAAATAAAAATGTTGATTTTAAAAATACACAAAGACAATATTCTCATTGTGATTATAATGGATCTCTTAAAAGTGTTATTACACATATACCAACAGATAGAGATGCAGATTATAATCATGAAATAGATGGAACTAGAGAATTAATTCAAAATTATGCAGGAAAATATATTCCAAATGGTGCAGGATCATCTAAAGGTGTTGATAAATCTGATATAAATATGAAAGTAAATAGACAAATAGATATTCAAGAATGTGCAGAACCTGTTAGAAATCCAAATAAAATTTATCAAACTAGACCTATTCCAATAGAAGAGGAAAATTTAACAAGACATATTGAAATGAATAATGCATATATAGATCGTTTAGATAGTTCATTATTAACATCTTTATTAGAAAATCCTGATGTAATTAAGATAAATCCTATATTAAAAAATTAAATTGTTTCTGCATCACTTAAATAATCTTCAAATTCATCATCATTTAATGTAATAAGCATAAATAAATAATCCCAATTATCCATTTTATAAAATGGATAATAAAATAAATTTATCATTTTTTTAAAAAATTGATTTAAAAATAATTTTATTTTTATTATTTTTATTAATGTCTTTAAAAAATTTTTTAATTAAAAATTTTAATATTATTATAGAAGAAATTGAATTTAATAATAATGAAAATGATGATACATCTTCTAATTGTAGTTCAGCTGATACTATAATAAGTAAACCAAAAAAAGAAACTAAAAAGAAAATTAAACAAGAAATTGAAGTTAAAGAAATTAAAAAAGATACACCATATATATTATTTTTAAAAGAAAATATGAAATTATTATCAGCTAATAATGATGGAAAAAATTCAAAAGAACGTTTAAAAACAGTTAATGAAATGTGGAATTTAAAAAAAGAAATTGAAGAAATTAAAGAAGTTAAGAAGGATTCAAAGAAGAAAGATAAACAAGAAATTGAAGAAATTGAAGTAGTTAAGAAAGATTTAAAGAAGAAAGATAAACAAGAAATTGAAGTTAAAGAAGTTAAGAAGAAAATTCCAATATCATCTGCAGTAAAAAGATTAGTATGGAATAAATATATTGGTGAGGAAATAGGAAAAGCTAAATGTGTATGTTGTAAATCAACAGATATAGCACAAATATCATTTCATTGTGGACATGTAATTGCAGAATCAAATGGAG